TACTGTCGGTGGGGTATCGGTAGATGGAAGCTTAGGTTTGGTCAATTATGCAAGCGACATAACTTCTATAGTCGCACCCGAAGATGACACTACTTGGACAACTCGGACATCAGGGTTTGGGACTACTGATATTCTTGGTGTGACTTACGGAGATGGGCTTTATGTTGCTGTAGGTCTAGATGGAAAACTGACAACCTCAACTGATGGCACTACTTGGACATCTCGGACATCAGGATTTGGGACTACTCGTATCCGTGGCGTGACTTACGGCGATGGGCTTTATGTTGCGGGTGGTAATGATGGAAAGCTCACCACTTCACCTGACGGCACGACTTGGACAACTCGGACATCAGGGTTTGGGTCTACAGATATCCGTGGTGTGGCTTACGGCGATGGGCTTTATGTTGCTGTCGGCGACTCAGGAACCTTGACCACCTCAACTGACGGCATTACTTGGACTACTCGGACATCAGGATTTGGGACTACTCGTATCGGTGGTGTGGCTTACGGCGATGGGCTTTATGTTGCTGTCGGCGACTCAGGAACCTTGACCACCTCAACTGACGGCATTACTTGGACTAGTCAAACATCAGGGTTTGGGACTACTACTATCCTTGGCCTGACTTACGGCGATGGGCTTTATGTTGCTTTCGGTTTCGAAGGAAAGCTAACCACCTCAACCAATGGCACTACTTGGACTAGTCAAACATCAGGGTTTGGGACTACTCGTATCTATGGCGTGACTTACGGCGATGGGTTCTATGTTGCTGTCGGTGACGATGGAAAGTTGTCTACCTCACCCAACGGAACTACTTGGACAACTCGGACATCAGGGTTTGGGACTACTCGTATCTATGGCGTGACTTACGGCGATGGGCTTTATGTTGCTTTCGGTGAAGATGGAAAGTTGACCACCTCAGAGTTTGAAGCTCTATACCTATCGCTAGAACTCAAGACCCCCGTTACAACACTGTCCTAACAGAAAGAGAAAACAATGACTCGCTACACTTTTGAAATTGACACCGATAACGCAATCAGAATCTGGGACAGCGAAAACCCAAACGATAGCGGCGCACCTTTTATGTTTCAGCCAGACTGGCCAGATGTAACCCCTTGGGCAGATGCTGCTCAGGCAACCGATTGGGCTGAAGTGTTTATCGCCTCACTGGTAGACCCTCTAAGTGAATTCGTGGCAGGTAATTCACCCGATACTCACCCAGCTATTCGCCCAGAACCAGAACCAGAAGAAACCCCTGAGTAATGTCAGAAGAAGGCACATCCGTACGCATCACTAACGTGCAAGTTTATGAAAAGCTTATGGAAGTGAACGAAAATCAAATTGAGATGTTTGCCGAGCTGCGTGGAACGAAGAACTGACTGACTGGGAAGCAACCGAGTTTGAGATTGGCGAATAACGCCGACTGTCACTCGCTTGGTAAACTAGAGACATAACATAGGAGAATCATGGCAGGTCTAGGAAGAAAAGTATTCGCCGCAGGTGAAGTGCTAACAGCAGCTAACGTGCAAGGCTATCTACAAGACCAAGTGATTCAGGTCTATGACGATGCTTCAGACCGCACGACAGTCCTCGGAGCGGCAGTCACCGAGGGCATGGTTACATACCTAAAAGATGTAAACACAGTGCAGGTCTATGACGGCACATCTTGGAAAGTCGTTACTTCTGACCCTACGCTCACATCTTCAGCGGCAAGCACTTACACAATTCAGGACACAGACGCTGATCAGTATCTACAATTCACATCCGCGACAACGCTAACTATAAATGTCGCCACAGCTTTTTCAACCGCACAACAACTTGCTATCTTTGCAGACGGTGCTTCGCTAACTATCGAGGGTGACGGAACTGTAGTCCTATCTGGTGACGGTGTATCCGGTACAGGTGAGTCGTTTACGGCTAACGGACAATACTCGCTCATCGGAATAATCTGTCTTGGCACGAACGCTTACAGGGTCACTGGAAACGTTACGGCAGAATAATGGGATTCTTACCACTAGCACTACTTGCAGCAGCAGGCGTGAACAAGACTGGGCAACAAGCTTATACGTCGGCAGGGTCGCACACTTTTACAGTGCCTTTCGGTGTTACTTCTGTTTCAGTAGTTTGTGTTGGCGGCGGCGGCGGTGGCGCTATAAATCAGTATCAGGATTCAAACATCGCTAGCGGTGGTGCAGCTCTTGCTTATGGCAATAACATTCCAGTCACAGGAGGTGAGTCTATTAATGTAACAGTTGGCGCTGGGGGTTCATTGCCTGATATTGAAGGCGGTGCAAGCTGGTTCAAATCAAGTTCGATTTTACAAGCTGGCGGTTCAGACCGGCGTAGCCGAGGCACTGGAAGCGGAACTGCTAGGTCCGGCGGTGGAAGTGGAGGTATGCCGGGTTATGGCTTTACAATAGCTGGCAACAAAGGTGGTGGTGGCGCTGGTGGTTATTCAGGCAACGGCGGTGCTGGTGGTCTTACTGACCAAGGTACTAAAACACCTACCGCAGGTTCGGGCGGCGGTGGTGGCGGCGGCGGCGTAGGTGACGGTGGCGGCGGTGTAGGGATTCTAGGGGAAGGCACTTCTGGGACTGCCGGGAATAATTCAGGCACGCCCGGTGGGGGTGGGTCTGGCGGAAACGCTGGCAGCACTGGCGGAAACGGTGGCAACTTTGGTGGTGGCGCAGGCGGAGCATCAGGTGCAACAGGCGGCGGCGGTGCAGTGAGAATTATTTGGGGTAATGGTAGAGCCTTCCCATCCACAAACACAGGGGATGTATAAAGATGGCTGAAGAAGGAACATCCGTACGCATTACTAACGTGCAAGTTTATGAAAAGCTTATGGAAGTAAACGAGAATCAAATCGAGATGTTTGCCGAGCTGCGTGGCTTGAAGTATCTACCTGAAAAGGTTGCAAGCATGGAAACTCGTTTGGCAAAGGTTGAGCTTATCGCTCGCCTTGTCTACGGCGTCTACGGCGCAACACTGGGAGCAGTGGCAGTCGGGTTAGTGAGCCTTCTTCGTGGGTAAGAAATACAGGCAAAGGAAATCAAAGTGAGACGCTTTTCTGGCAGGACAGCCGATTGGCGGCTAGTCTACGACGCTAAATACATAACCTCGCACTATGGCGAGATGAGCAACTTTAGAAAAGCAAACGGTATGCAACCGCACTCCGGGACTGACTGGGCAAGGCGGCGAGGCACACGCATTCCTGCGATCGCCAAAGGCACGATTCGGTTGATTCAGTTTTCCGAAGTCTTAGGTTGGGTTGTCGTTCAGACAGCGATGGATAAAGACGGTGTTATCTGGTATCTCGGTTACTGCCACATGGATTCTAAGCCAGGGTATTCAGTCGGGCAGAAGCTCCGCAAGAGTCAGACAGTCGGACTGCTTGGCAACACAGGGCAATCGTCAGGCCCTCACGTCCACGTCACAGCCTCAAGAACTCTTAAGGGAGTCTTTGGCGTAACGTCTGACAAGGTTGACGTTTACAAGCTAATTCTTGCCAATGTAAAGAAGCCCGTAAAAAGACCGGCTCCTCCAATGGTTGCTCCGGTAGCAAAGAAAAAGACAGCTCCTAAGCCCGTACCCGGTGGGAATAAGCGCGGCAGGTTCTGGCACTTGTTCGGTGGTAAGTAATGAGCGCAATCGGCAAAAACATAAGCAAGCTGGTAGACGGTGCGTTCCTGCTAAAAGACGAGCCTGAATCTAAGGTCGGAGCAAGCTGGAAATTTAGGCGGAAAATAATCTTCGGCTCTTACCGCTTAGGTTTTGGAATGATTGTCTTCGGCGCTTTGACATTCCTGGTTGACCAGTGGGGTGTCGGAGTGACTTTGATAACAGGCGGCGTATCGCTTATCTCAATAATCACAACGGCGTACACTGTAAGTGCATCGTGGCAAGACGGAAAAAACAATCAAGATTGGACTAATGGAGATGTTTAACTTAGCTTTTTGGAACTTCGCAGGTGAGCGAGCAATAAAGACATTCGCTCAAGCAGGACTAGCATTCTTAGGTGGTGGCACTGTCGGGTTGTTCTCAGCCGATTGGGTTGGGTTCTTCAGCATCTCGCTGGGGTCGGCGCTGCTCTCAGTGCTTACTTCGATCGTGACCAAGAAGTAGACTTCCGCAACCTAGCTCGCTGACGCGAGTTCATTCCACCCCAGATGCCATGCTGCTCATTATTTATGAGCGCGTACTGAAGGCACAACGTCATCACCGGGCAAACCTTGCAGAGCTTTATCGCTGGGTGCAGGTTTGGGTTGGGCGAACCACCCTCTGGGAACCAAGCGTCTGGATCGGATGTTTGACACGCTGGCGCTTGAGTTGCGCGGATGCCTTCGGCTAAAGCTGTTAGTGCTTGCTCTGAGTTCATGAGTGAAAGAGTAGTCACAACACGCACAAAAAACAAACTTGACAATTCTTAGAGTTAGCACTAAATTCTTAATTGCACAGCGAACAAATAGTTTTCCACTCATTGACATACGGAGTTGTGTCACCACCGGTGCCGCGTCTGAGTGTCCCTACTAGACCAGCGGGCATTTTAGGGCCGCAAAAGATACAAGGGCAACAGCCCCTAGAAGGCTTTCCTAAGAGGACTTCTAGGGGCATTCCCATTTCTTTGCTATAATAAGAGCATCAATACCGCACTGTCTCTTGGAATCTCAAGAGGTGGTGCGGTTGTCTTTAACTATCGTTCGTCGGCAGTAGTGCCACCCCAAACGCCATACTGCTGGTTCGTTTCCAGCGCATAGGTAAAGCACTCTTGAAGTATCGGGCAGGTCTTACATAAGGCGCGCGCCATCTTGGTCGACACTTGGCGCTGCTCAGGATCGGTAATGTCCTCTGGAAAGAACGCGTTGGGAAGTTCCTCACAAGGCACGCCGCCGGCAACACTTATCTTTTTCAACAAAGCCATGTACCGACTTGTAAGATGTCCTCGCGCAGTCATAAGATAAGCCTAACTAGGAAAGAGGGAATAATGGAGCTTTACGCACCGGCAACATTCAATGGGGCAAAGCTACTTGGAGTGTTTGAGAACGGCACTTCAGAGTGGCACGAAGCACGCGCTGACGGAATCGGCGGTTCTGAGATTGGCACGATCCTCGGACTAAACCGCTGGGAGTCAGCCTTCTATCTGCACCACCTCAAGACCGGCAACCTGCCACAAAAGGTCATTGACTCATTCCCTGCCGACCTTGGCAACATACTCGAACCCGTAATCATGGGGCCGCTACTGAAGCGACAGCACCCAGAGTGGGAAGTCTTTACTACCGGCACTTACCAGCACCCGACTATCCCTTACCTTCACGCAAACCCGGATGGGCTAACCCAGGTCAATGGCGAGTGGGTAATCGTGGAAGCAAAGACATCTAGAAACTATTGGGATGAAGTCCCGCCAAGTTATCTAGCGCAGGTTCAGTACTACATGATGGTGATGGGCGTGAAGCGTGCGGTCATAGTGGGACTCGTTGCAATGGACTGGGTTGAGTACTGGGTGGAAGCCGACGAGTTTGAACAGGATGTTATGAAGCAAGCCGCCGAAAGGTTCTGGCTTGGAGTGCAGAATGACACAGCGCCAGCTTGGGATGGATCAGAGTCAACCTACCAGGCGGTTAGAGAACTGCACCCAGACATTGACGACACTGAGGTTGAAATTGACGGACTGCATTACCTGCCAGCCGCGCAAGCAGCGTTTGACAAAGCGGAGTCTGAGCTAAAGCAGATGAAGTCTGAGGTGTTGT